CATCTATTTCCTTTAGATGTTTTTTGGGGGAAACTGATACAAGACCAATACCATCTATATATTCATAAGCCATTTAGTCCATCCAACTTGCACTTGCCATACCTAATTCTCGTTTAAGAAACTCATACAATGCCGCCTCCTCTCGCATTAAAAAGAATGTGCCATTGGGTTGCCATCCTTTAACTTCAAGTTCTTGATATAATGCTTGTTGCTCTTCTAGGCTTAGATTTTTTACTCGTTGCTCAACATTACTCTTAAGTTGTTCATCTGTAGGCATCGTATTTTCATAGTTGTGCTGCTGTGCTAATGTCGCTTGATACCTGCTCTCCAATTCTTTATATAATGCTCGTTCACTTGGTTTTAATGGGTCTTTGTATTCTGCGTGAGGATTATTAGATTGTTCATAGGCAGCATCTTGGATTCTCCTCCTTAATATGTTGTATGAGGATTCTGCTTTTCCTTCATTCATATCCCAAGTAAGAGGAAAATTTGTCTTATTAAAAGTTGAGGTGTCTGTAGTTTTAGTATCTCCATCACCACCACCATCTCCACCACCACCATCCTCGGCATCTGCTGGAACACCCATGGCATCTAATAACATCTTGGCGTGTGGTCTATTTGAAGATGATTTAATATAGGCTATAAATTCATTTTTTAAAGCATCATCATCAGCAATGGCTGCTGTTATATGGTCGATATTCCAACCAGCAACACCCTGTTTATGGTTAGCAAAGTCTAAAACCATCTGTTCTATATCTGCAATATGTCTTTTTCTTGCGGCTGTCCAATCACTCCTAGCGTTTGTATTATTTTTACCACCCCATTGGTTTGGATTAAAGATTGAAAAGTTTTTATCCTCCGTTGATGCTAACTGCAAATATTTATTTTCTATCCCCGCACTTCCCATTATTCCTCTAAGTTTAGTGGGAAGCATTTTTAATTGGGATTCTGAAGGTTTCTTTAATTGTCCACTTTGATATGCCTTAGTTGCCTCATTCTTTTCCATTTCCATAGCAACCTGTCTGATTTGCATAGACAAATCTCCAAAGCCGTTTGTAGATAATTCAGCAGCAAGGTCATATAATTCCTTTGGTGTACGAGGGTCTGGGTATTTCTTTTTAATTTCATCAAGAAGATTCTGTCTTTTCATCATTGGATGGGCTTGTTTTAGCATAGAACCCAAGGGCGTTCCTCCACCAGCAGCCTGATAATAGGTGCTCGCAGTCATTGGAGCATATTTTGTTCGGTCAAGTTGCCCAAAAGATAAAACCTCTTCAAACATAGCGTCATTTATCGCTTGTTCTGTGCTATATCTATCTCCGAACATTCCCTCAAAGTCGTATGTTGACATTATTTATCTCCTATCCAAAAATTCCACCAAACAATCCACCACCACTACCACCGCCAAGAAGCATATCCCAAAGACCCTGCTTTTGTTTGGCTTTACCCATGCCTTGTGTTGCTAGTTGGACAGCTATATTAGCCGATGCTCCAGAAACACCCTCTACATTTTTAGTATGTGTTCCTTGTCCGTACGTTCTTCCAGACTCCATGAATGGTATTTGAAGTCCACCCATAGCAGTAGCAGTTGCTAAATCTTGTGAGCCTCTTGCTCTTTCTAAATCCAACATCTGTTGTGATTGTGCCATAGCATCTGCAAAGTCTTGAGCATTAGAGCGTTGTATTGATTCTTCTACTTGACCATATAATCCCGCACCACCAGTTGAACCCAACATCCCTTTGGCTGCTAATGTCTCCTGTGCTTGTGTTCTTAGTTGTTCTTGTGCTGGTTGTTTAAGTGCTAAATTCTGGTCATATAAATATTGTTGCATTTGATATGGGTCAGCACCCATAGCCGCTGCTCTCCAGTTTGATGCTGCAGAACGACCAAGTAAGGCATTAAAGTGTGCTTGTAACTCTGGAGATAGGGTTTGAGTAACCTTCTTGCCTTCATAATCTACAATAGTATCACCCAGTGTACCGTATGTAGAATAACCTGCCGACATTTCAGCAATTTTTTCCAGAAGAGCCATTTGTCGGTCATAATCTTCCCAAGCAGCACCCATATTACTACCACCACCGCCACCTAATCCCCCAAGAAGCCCGGCTAGTGTAGCATCATAAGGTATTCCATCTAAACCCAGTTTCCATCCTTCTTTTAAATCGCCAGTTTCCGTGTAACCCCTTTCTGGGTTTCCAAAATATTGTGCCGAACTCCAACCTTCACCTCCCGCCCAAGAGTCTTGGTCTGCTTTAATTTCCCCAGCAGTTGATTCACCAAATTCTGCGGGAATATCTGATGCATACATATTTACCGGTGGATTTTGCCTTTTTGCCATTTCTCTATCTCCTAATTATGCTGTTCTTTTCCAAAAATATACTACGATGTAGGGTTGTACTATGTCGTGTTCGTGTGCACTACCACCACCTGTTGAACTAGTAGTTTCAGTATTGTCTTGACCACCACCAACTGAAGGTGCAGAACCACCAGCACCAGCTTGTCTTTTTACAGTATGAGTATGTGCTGGCATCTCATCTGTTGTTAGTGTATGAGAATCAGTTTTAGCACCACCTGTTTCCTCTGAGGTATCAAAATCTGTATCACTAGCATCTAAACCTACCAGTACCTTACCTGCTCCAAAAGCTACCCAAGTCGTTCCACCTATTGCTGTGACAACTGCATCGGAATCAGCATAGGCTACAGTCGTGGTGAATATTGAGCCTATTGGGAAAGCGTAGTTATTAGCAACTGCGGTAGTTACAAATGCTGTAGTAGCAATTCGAGTAGTGTTATTACCTGCTGATTGAGTAGGTGCAGTTGGTACTCCTGTGAGAGTAGTCGTGCCCGTTACGGCAAATGTTCCAGCTACAGTACCATTATTTATTGCAAAGTCCTCACTAGAGCTTCCGTTTAAATCCGCCTTAGAATTGACTGCTGTTTGTACTGTTTCAAATTCAGTTTGGAAATCATCGCCAGAAATTACCTTTGCAGCAGAACTGTCTGCTAAAGCATCTTTGCCATCCCAATCTACATTTATTGTATAGTTACTCATCGTATTTTCCCTTCTTTATGTAATAGTGTTAGGTTTTGAATCATGGCATCATAGCCATTGCTCGCCACAGCTAGATTTATCTTTATATGTTTGGCACTTCCTGTTAATGGGGTTCTATATTCACGCAAACCATATACAGGTGTATAATAAGATGAAGCCGAGTGTGCTGCCGAATCATGTGTATGACTTACAGCAGTACCATCGCCTGAGCCAGCACCCGTTGCTTTAAAAACTGATAAAAGAACCGTACCAGTTCCACTACCGACCCCAGTTGCTTGAAATATTGTTCCAACATCACTATCATCCGCACCAACTTCAGTAAAATCTGTTGTACCTGTTGTTAATATTCTATATTCTGTGCCAACTACGAAATTTCCAGCAGTTAGTTCTGATGAACCAATTAATGTAAAGTCTGTAGTACCAACAGTTGCAATAGCGTAATGTGTGCCAACTACAAAAGAACCCGCATCTGTATTAGTAACTGTTGTTGTTCCATACAAGGAAGTAGAATCACCCCACTTCGCTGTCGAGCCCGAAGTCGCAGGTCGCAGGTTGATATTAGTTGTATCTGATGCTGTCGCATCAAAGTCCTTATACCACTTTAAACCCATTGTCGCACCTGAACCACCCTCTAAAACCAATATCATTCTTTTTAATATTGTTGATGAAACACTTTGTCCTAAGTTTATCCATGCTGAAGATATATCTGAAGAAAAAGAAGAATTAGTATAAGATGCCGCACCATCTACCCAAGCCAAGTCTATATCGTAATAACCCTCATAACCAGCTAAAGAGCCATCCTGTTGTCCTACTAAAAGTCCATATAATTCAGTATAAGCCATTGAAGCAGGCTCTCTATCATTACTAAATATCCAAGTAGTTACTCTTGGTGTAGTATAGGGCGTTCTATGTTTAAAATCAAAAACATAACTAATGTTCTTGTCTACAAACGACATAATATATATACCCTCATTCTCCACATATACACTCTTAACATTCGTGCTTTGTCCTATATTTCTAATTAGAGTATCTTTTATCGCCAAAGAAAATTCTTGCATTGGTAGTTTGTCTTTTTCTGTAGTACGGGCTAAAGACCTAAGACCTGTTTCAGACAAGAAAACCAAGTCATCTGCGATTGCTTGTACTGAATCTCTACTTACACAACCAATCCCTTTAATTACCTCATTAAGAGCTAATGTTCCACCAGAATAAGGTTCATCATATACTACGATATTATTCTTTCCAAATATAACTAATTTACCAAAGAAGGGGGCTATTGCTACTATTTCATCTGTTCCCCATACTGTTTTTAAATCAATAT